TATGGGCTTTTCGTGGTATGAAATGTAACCACAATATTCCACAAGCAAGACTAGATCTTGGCTATACTGAGTGTGTAAACTGTTCAACAGTCCAAAAACTCGGTTGTATCGACACTATAAATCATAAAACAGGCAACTCAATACAAGTTATGTCACGTGAAGATGCAGATAAAGCTAGTAAATTAACAAAACGAGCTGGCTTTGGTATACTAAGATCTATGTCTGGTGGATCTAGTCAACGTAAAACTAAGATATTACATGGATGCTCAACTACTTTTGTAGGTAGTCAAGAAATGTACGAGCGCGTAGGTAAAACTTACATGGACTACTTAGACGTTGACAAAGATATTGCAGAGCGCTATCTCGATCGAGCGCTAAACAACGCAGAATTATCTCAATTACAATATAATAAGATAAAACTACTTTGTTACAATCTAAATACGATCACTATTAGATAATATATTAAATAATATATGAATAAAATAACAAAACAACTCGAAAACTTGTATTCTTGGACAAAATTCTATCAAGATCGAGGTAATAAAGAACAAATAAGAAAGTGTCAAACTGAAATCGCACAGTTGAAACAAGCGTATAATGAATTAAAGAAAAAGAAATGAAAGATACTAACGCTATCGAACAAGCATTAAAAGATAAATGCAAAAAAGAAATAAGTAAAGTAGTTGATGTTTTCATGAATGAGCTTGAAGTAAAAATCAGAGGTGAATATAATGCTAGTAACTACTATGACTTTACACCACCAAACAGCGGTGGAAAAACAAGTTTTCATGTAATGGGTACTGAACAACTAAGAAATGTACTATTTAGAATGATCTCAAATGCTCATCTTGAGTCTATGGTTGCAGTTAAATCAAAAGAATTAATTAAAAAACTTGAACTAGTATGAAACAAAGAACATTAAACGAAATAAGACAAACAAAAGAATATCAACAGGCTAAAAGTCATGCTTCTGTAGCTTTAGAAGAAATTAAAGCATCTAAAAAGCCTTTTGAATATTCAGAAATAGATAAACTTGTAGATAAAATAGCAGATAAACTAAGTAGTAATGTATTTGATATGATATTTCAAGCAGTAAACGACGAAATGAGTAATTACTACACGTTTCAAGATACAAATTACTTAACTGAAGCAGGTTTAGAACTATTTGAAGACGAATGGTTCGAGTTTTATCATGAGTATCATGGTAAAATAATGTATCAAATATTACAAAACTTAAAAGCATGAAGAAATTTAATGGAATGGAGTCTAACCTTATAATAGACGCACTACAATTTTATGTAGCACAAGTAGAAAGAGATATATTAAAGATGGAAGAAGATGGCAAAAGATCTATATTTGCACCTGGTTTTTACACTATGATCTCAAAAGACTTGAAAGATAAAGTAAAATCTATGACTAAAAAAGATAAATATACAAACTAAATACGAACACTATAAGATAATATAAATATGT